CAGCTGCTGAGCCTCCTCCAATAGCTTGCGCTGCTTCCACGCAGGGATGTGAGAACCCATTCCAAGTGAAGGGGATTTCTTGCGCTTAATTTGCTTGACTGCCATAAAATTTGGTGTGGGACGGGGAGGGGGTATATAGGTAACACCCACCCCCCTCTTGGGGGTCCTGGTCCCCCCGTGGTCTATTTGCCCCCTCCGAAGGCACCGAGTAGGGCACCGCTGACACTAAGTTCCTTCCCTCCTTTACCAGTGTGTTCCAATTGTGCTCGGGCTACGTAGCCTCGGGTTCTCTCCAGTAACCAAGCGGAACCCTGCCATCCGGGACCGCAGGAACGGACGACTGAAGATAACTCCACTTCTCCATTGAATCGGGCTTGTTCCAGTTCTGCTGCGAAAGCCGGGTTCCTGGCAAGGTAGCTTTGCCAGCCGGATCCGTTGTTCCAGAACCCACAGCCAATCGCGATCCGTTCCAAAGGAATCCCAAGGCGAGCGGCTTCAATCGCTTTTTTTGTGACTTCAGTGGAAAGGACTTTAAGGGGTCTTCCAATCTTAGCCTTGGGCTTCTCCGCGACCGTAATTTCCTTCGTTTCCTTTACCTTGGCCATGCCCCCTTCCTAGCCTGTTGGAAGCAACTCGCCACAAAAAACCAGCAACTCGCCCCTTTTTTGTGGGCGAAAGTTGACCAGTGTCTTAAATAGTCGGCTCCAATGAAAAACGCAGCAACGACCGCAACGACAGCAACCACCACCGAGAAGCCCTTCGCTTCCTTCACCAATGTAGGATGGGTCCGACCCGGAACATTCGTTCCGATTGCAACCATCAGCCCGACACCCGACTGGGTTCGAGGCGTGACCGATTCCCATCACGGATGCCATGAAATCCTGACAGGAACCGAGAAGGACTGTTGGTGCATGCTATTCGTTCGCTTTGGTGCGGGCGACGGCCTGCCTCCGGGCGATTGGCTGATTTACTACCGGTATGATGATGATGATGGAACTCATGATCACCAACTCTGCGTTGCGGCCCGCATCACGCAGTGACCGGATCCGGTGGATTACCCGCAAGGGTGATCCCTCTGGTCCGATCATCGTGATCGGTGTCTCAAATCATGAAATCAAAACTCCTCCGTGCGCTGGCCTTCCTAGCGCTTCACCTCCTCCTCCTCCCGGTCATCTGGCTTTTGGCCGATGCTTTGATCGGAGGTGCAAATTGACTCTTTACCGTTGCAACGGCTTCCGCTCCGTCCGCTCCGATTCTATCCGGGACGCCGCCGGGGTTTTCGCGAAACGTGCCGCCCGGCGGGCATTCGGTCGCCGTGGTATCGTCCGAACCCTCGTGGAGGATTCCTACACCCGGAACCTGTCCATCGTGGAGTTTGCCGCTTTCATCGGATATCCGACCGGTCCCAATGAAACGACGGGCCACAATGTTCGTTTTACCGTGATCCATGGAGGTGCCCAATGAACGGATTCATTCTCCACGAAGATCGCGACCGTGTGATAATCGCGACGGGCTTTGAGTCGCCTTCCGACAACCGGAAGACGGGCGATATGATCCAAATTTGGATTCTCGTTCGCTCCATGGATCCCGTCCGCGCAATCAAGGAAGGGTTGGACCGCCTGATTTGCGGTTCATGCGTCCACCGTGGCGACGGGCACGGGAAAGAGCGCTCATGCTACGTCAACGTGGGCCAAGCTCCACTCGGCATCTGGCGGGCATGGAAAGCGGGCGCGTACCTGCCGCTCCCTTCCGTTTCCGTTTTCGCAGGCCGGAAAGTCCGTTTCGGAGCATACGGAGACCCCACGCATCTCCCCCTTAGCCTTGCGCTCGCGATCGCGGGCGCTTCAAGCGGATGGACAGGCTACACCCACCAATGGCGAAAACCCAGTCTCCAAGGCTGGCGTTCCCTCCTAATGGCCTCCGTTGATTCCATCGCTGAACTTGTGATCGCCCGCTCGATGGGCTGGTCTACTTTCCGGGTCGGCTCCGAAGCTTCGGTCGGCGAGTCGCTTTGCGCATCCGAAAGAGTCGGCACCCCTTGCGCTGAGTGCCTGCTATGCGCGGGATCCCGTAATGGTCTCGAGTCTGTCCATATTCCCCCCCACGGGACCGGAGCCACGCATTTCAAGGAAGGAGTGGCCAAGTGAAATTCGCATTCGATTTGATTCAACGGGACGCATTCAAGTCCGCCGTTGGGCGGGCCATATTCTGTTCTCACCCCGACTGCGGGGTAATTCTAGACTATCGGCGGGCCGTGGAACTCTCAGCCTGCAAGGGTTCCAATTACGTTTCCGTCAAAATGTTCTGCGCCGACTGCTCCGACCGAGTGCGCCCGATAATTGAGAGCAAACTCGGTCCCCTTGGATTGCGCCTTGAAGTAGTGGACGGGAGGCAGTTCCGGTGACCGACCTATTCCGTGCTCTGGGATATCTTCTCCTTGGCGCTTTCTTCGTTGCCCTTATGGTCCTTTCCGCCCTCGCCGGCAACGGTTGACGAGTAGGCCACTCTTCCCCTTCGCCCCCTAGGTTCCCCCTAGGGGTTTTTCTTTGCCCGGATCCGGCGTCCACTCGGTTCCCTTCCTTCCTTCCTTGCCGCCCGCCCCCCTAGGACACCCAATGTCCGACCAGGTGATACGCTCGATGTCCTACCCCTCCACCCTCGCGCCAGGATCTCCCGCACCGGCCCATACCCCATACCAGATTCGGAATTCGGAATCTTGAAATCCGGAACCCGCGGAGCCCCGAGCATGGAGCGGCATCCCGCGAGCATGGAGCGGTCCAGAACATTCTTTCCATCTCCATCACTTTCCCACTTGACGACTGAACATGGAGCGGTATGGTGGGTCCCGACATGAGCATTCCCCTTGTTCCCTTCCTGCGTCTGCGTGACTGCGAGGAGTCCTTCGTGATGTGCGGTGAGCGGTGGCTATTCGTCACCTGTCTCCGAGCTGACGGCATGCCTGACATCGGTGTGTACCGATTCTCGACGGACCTGACGCACGACTATCTGGCGTGGCGAGAGGCTTTCAATCTGCGCTGATATACAAACAACTGGCCAACGATATGACACTAAGCGAGATCAAGTCGGCTGTGATAGATGGCAAGACTGTGCATTGGAAGAACCATGGGTACCGAGTGATATACGCTCCCAAGCTCAATGACTTCCTGATCCGGTTCGACTACAACGATGACTGCATTGGTCTGACATGGGTGGACGGCGTGACGATGAACGGCGAGGAGGCGGACTTCTTCATTGCCGAGTAGGCCAAACATCCCCATCACCACCCCGCGGAGCCCTCGGACCACCCATCCGGGGGCCTTCCGTTTCCAGCCCCGCGGAGACCGCTTTCGCAATTTGATGCGGAATCCACCCTCCGACGCACTGGCGACCCCTTTCCGCTCCAGCGCTGGGCATCCACATCCATCCATCGGACCAGCCATTCCAGTCCCAGCGCCCGGATACCTATGCCTCCCATCCTCCGGATCCCCAGACCCACTGCTTCCAAGTTTCGCAATCCGGAATCAGGGGTTCTCAAAAATGGCCGCCGAGCGCGGGGCGTCTTGAAACGCCCCCGCAGCGTCTCGGCGATGCTATTTTTGACTCCCTTTTAAGGGAGTAGTAAGACTCCCTTTTAGGGGAGATAGCGGGGGGGGCGCGGAACTTTCTGGGACCGTGATTGGAAGTTCCTTCTGGATACTTGACGGGTGCCCCGGGAGAACGTACCTTGGTTCTCCTATGAGTTATCTAGAGAACGGTTCCACCCTCCGCGCCATGTTCCGCCTGATGCCGCCGATGAGGCACGACGCCGACCCTACTCGGTCCGAGGTCGTGACCTACATTCGCGAGAATCTGAAATGCGATCTTGGCCGTGCGCTTCGTGCGTTTGATTCGATGCGCCACATGAAGAGCGCGGTATTGATATTCGATCGTATCCATCGCCAGTGGCGTGGTTGTGATTGGGTTCCTGCTGAGGAGGTGGACAAGATATCACTATTGATGAGCACTGTGACAGAGCTGAAGCGTGATATATCATCATTGAGATCGGAGCTTCGGAAGGTGAAGGGCGAGGTTGTGTGGCTGCGTCGTCGCAAGGGAGGCAGGAAGACCGATGATGTGGCCGACTCGGAGGAGGATGATCTGGATTCGAAACCCCAACAGCAACAAGCCGCTCCCCCCGAAGAGAAAGCGGCTGATGG